TTTACCATCCTTTGCCAACTCACGGAGTTTTCCAAAAGGAATACCCATACCATCGGCAATAGCACGAGCCAAACGAGGCATCTGCTCTAGGACCGAGTTGAGTTCTTCACCACGAAGCTGACCAGAAGCAAGACCCTGACCAAGCTGAATGATAGCAGCGTTAGCAGACTCTGCTGTAGCGCCGGACAAAGTAGCTGACTTAAGCACTGCTTCCGTAGCCAAGAGAAGTTCGGCAGTACTACGACCAGAGTCAGAAAGGGCTAGACCAAAGCGGTTGAAAGTTTCAGCAGCGGAGGCTATAGGTAAACGAGCACCAGCAGCGATACCATAAAGCTGTTTAAGTGTACCTCCAAGCTCATCACCGCGACCAACAACGAGGGCTAGTTTGTTCTCTAAGTTAATCAGAGAGTCGGAAGCGTTAGCAATCCCCTTTGTTAGGGCTGAACCTGTTACCGCAGCCGTAATACCTAAAGCAAGGTTGCGGAAACCACGGGTGACCTTTTGTGTTGTGTTGTCGATGCTTGTGATAGAACGTTCTAGGCGAGAGAGGTCTGCTCTTGCTCTTGTGCTATCGGCACTAACTCTAATTCTTACGCCACTCATGGTGTAACTCCTTAATAAAAAAGCCCCTGAAAGTATCCCTAATGAAGGGACGCCATCAGGGGCAAGTAGGGATTATGATAAGATTCCAATACGTATCAGAACTTGTTCGATAAAATAGGCTGGTGCTTGTTTGCTACTACCGTTGTTTAGGTAAGAAATATACTCAACGTCGTTGACGATTACTGCACCGGAGTAACCATCAATGTCTTTAACGTTATCACTTTGCCAACCGCGTCTTGCCTTACCTGTCTTCACAGGAGTCACAATAGCGAGTTGTTGTGTAGCGTAGTCAATTCTGTCTTCGATCTCAACATTAGCGAGGGCGACGACTTCTTTCTCAATTCGGGCAAGTTCTTGTTTATAGTTTACCACTTCGAGAGTTACGATTGGAGTTCTTGCCATTTACTTGCCTTTCACTTCAAATTTTTGACCATCACCCCCAACTGCGTTTAGCATCATGTTGAGGAACTTACCTTTTGGAACGGCACGGTCGTTAACTATTTTGTCTTTCTCAGCCTTCTTTAGAGCTGCGATGGAAGCAAAGGCTTGCTCGGGCTTTCCCTTGTAACCAAAGGTAGACATAATCATGTAAGCTCTGTAATCTTCTCTCCACCCCACAGGGCGTTCTTTGAAGAAGGTAATCCACTTTCTAAACTCTGTGTAGGGCATTTCATCCATCATTTGATAGACTGGCATACCTAACTCATGAGCAATCTCGAAAATTACTTCTTCTTCGCTGGTGAGTTTCCCACCTCTGCACCTGCACCATCAGACAGGCCACAGTAGGCTAGAATCTGTTCGGAGAGAAAGTTTAGTTCTTGTGGGGGAAAGGTGTTGAACTGTTCATCTGTCATGTCTTCTGCATCAACGACTGCCATACGTAGTACGGAGCGGAGAACATCCATTTGTTCAGATTCTTCTTTAGCGTTCTTGATGATATCACGAAGTTTCATAACACTATCGATGGAGAGTTTACGAATTGTAACCTTGTCCTCCATGAAGTCAACTTCTTTTGTCTGTACTTTACCAATGAGGTGTTTCATAGCTTATCCTTAATACTGTGTTTATTTCTTGAATAGGGCGGGGTTTTCTACTTGAAAGTCATCAAGCATCTTACGAAGTTTGTGTAGCACGTCGAGGGTTTCCATGATCTCACGACCTGTTTCATTATCATTTTCAAAGTCCTTGAAGCGTTCAAAGGTCTTGCGAATACTGATATCGATACTACGGCGCATGTGACGGAAAGTTGTACGCATGACGAACTGTTTGCTGAACTGGTAGATTTTAGTCATAATACTTCCTTTAGAAAGGGAAGCCCCGAAGGACTCCCCCTTAAGTTGTTAAACAGCGGCTACAGTTGCAGGACCAGCAAAGTCGGACTGCGAAGAGAGCGTAACGGTTGCAGTGGTTGCATCTGTCAACTGTGGGTTGACCAAGATTGCTTCGATCTTACCAATGAAGTAGAACTCAGTGTTCTCTTGGACGATCGTAGCGCCAAGGCTTGTTGCCAAGTCGATAGGGCCATTGGACATCAGAATGCGGAAGGCAACCTGTTGACCTTTAAGAGCCTCGAAAGCAAGCATGTCTGTCGGCACGTAGTTAACAGTTACTTCCAGAGAAGGAGCATCTGCTTGACCTTGAACCTGCGAAGAGATTGCTTGGCCGTAGACTGGCACGTTAACGATGTTAGCCGGAGTACCAATAGAAGGGAACTCACGGACAGAAGGCATACGAGTAATTTCAGCCGAGTTAGCGGCTACGAAAAGGGCAGCGAATTCTGTAGCGGTGTCAGTGTCCACCGGAATTGTACCCTCAAAGATATCAAGGTAGGTATAGATACCAGCCCCGATTGTGGTAATATGTGTCATTATTGTTCTCCATAATGCGTAAAGTTTATAAAATAGGATGCGCTGTAGAGCGTTGGGTTGTCATTGTCAATCCCTTCCATACTTAAATGGGAAGTCCCAAGCCAAGTTCCGTTGGTAAGTTTCTTGTTTTTGAATACTGTATCGAGGGAATCACTTACAGCCATGATCCTGCCTTGGCCTTCTCCGGCCTTAACAAAGATTTTGACAGCAATAAGACCAGACAACGAGGTAGAGTTACCAAAAGCTTCTTGTTTACCTTCAGAAGGTAACACAGAGAGTCGGCAGTACTCGTTAGGTTTACTGAGTTTTCCGTTGTAGTCAACAGGGACAACCTCAATAGAGAAGGTGGTCCAAGCTACAGAAGACATAACCTCGTAGATGTCGTTAAGTAGGGCTTCATACATTTATGTATTCTCCCTTGCTAGGTCTAGTGTGATTGTGAAACCGTTGTCTGAGTAGTCGCTAATGTTATAAACCTTACCATTAACCTGTAGTTCATCATAGACAGAAACGTCTGGGCCAGACTTCAGAATTGCTTCTGTGATCCGGGCACCAGTAACGGGCACGCGACGGTCTATTAAGATAACCTTTACAGTCAAAGGAGTGGTAGTAGAGGCCGTAGCCGCCGTACCAAAGTTATAACCAGAAACACTCTTACCGATAAGGGTACCTGTAGAAACTAGGTCACCAGCGGCAGAGAAGGCGCTATTAACACCCGCCGTGATAGTGTTTCGAAGAGACATTAGTTAGCCCTCCACCAAGCATTAGTCGTTCCTCTGCGAGTGAGAGGAATGAGCAGTTTACCTGCCTGTGGGGACCGGATTGGAGTTGAACGGACGTCATTATTGCTATCAGAAAGAGAGATAGACCCAATAGAGATAGACTCAAAGGTCTGGTTTTTCTGCAACATGATGTCTTCATTTTCAATCAGCCAGAGGGCTTGTTCAAAAACGGCAGTTTTCATTAGTTGTGGAACCTCGTCCACGGCAAACGTTACCTCAAGACCTAAACGTTGGTCATAGTAGGTAGCATTTGCGCGTGGCCAAGCTAAGGCTTGAGAGGAACTAACAGCCGAGCCAATCCAAGCATTGTTGTCAAGTATCTGTGTTGAAGTCACAAGAGCCTGTTCTTTTACAGCGTCACCATTTGAAATCCAGCTTGCGCTATCAATTCGGGTTTCGAAGTAAGAGTCGGCTTCTGCCACAGACACATAACTATTTGTGTTTAGAATTAGTGCCATTAGTTCCTCCTAGAGATTAAGAGTGGAAGATTGGGAGAATACCCAAGTTCAGGGCGCTTACTTTACGGCCATAGGAGGCAGCTGCACCGAGAGTTGCGTTAGAAGCGAACACGTTAGTCGCGCCAACCCAGTCGTAACCCATTGGGTGCATGATGGAACCCCAACGGTACCAAATGTCAGTCGAACCACCACCTGTGTAAGCAGCAGCCGCACGTTCTACTTCGACAGGAGTAGGGACGTTAACTGGAGCAAAAGATACAGCGGAAGGCTTAACAATGAAGGTAGCCTTTGTGGACATGACGTTCAGGTCACCAGCAGCAGCGCCAGAGATCATCTGGTTAGCACGAGTTGGGATCAAGCGGAACTTACCACCAAAGATTGTCGAGAAGACAAGGTTACCATCAGTAACAGCGGTCTCGTCAACAAGGTTAGCAGCGCGGAATTCAGCCATGTTCTCAGGGCTAGTTACCATGTACATGTAGTCAGGCTCATAGTCTTTGAAGGCCATACCAACTGCACGGAACAGGCGCTCACCACGAGCAGCACCAATAGCAGTGCTGTCGAACAAACGACGAGCATCTGTGCTGTTTGTAGCGGCAAGACCGAACTCACCCGCAGCGTTGATGTCAACGAAGAAACCTGTAGCGGCTGTATCTGGGTCAGTGTCGAAGCTGAGAAGACCACCTTCACCACCAGCGAGACCGTTACCATCTGTACCACCAAAGTCACCAAGAGCAACTTCAGAAGCAGCAACACCTTTGAGGACGGACAACAGGGCGTTATGCTCGTCTTGAGCACGAACTTCACCAAAGTCGCGGGCAATCTTTGCCAGACCGTCTTGCTTAGAAACGACCTCTTGCAGGTTTACCTGCTTGGCCCCGAAGGTACGAACTGTCTTGATGTAGTTGCTTACCTGTGTGGTAATGTCAGTGTAAGTACCATCCGCAGCGTTCGAAAGCGAAGCTACGTTGATGTTAGCCGCGAGAGGCTGGTACCAGCGCATCTGACCAATAAAGCTTTCGCCATCGGCGGTGATGTCATCCCGCATACCGACAATACCTGTCGAGTTGAGTTTGCGCTCGGAGGTGTATGCCTCATCAGCGTAAGCAGAGATCGCAAGGGCGATATTCTGGAAGTCTGTATTTGTAATAGTCATAGCGAATTTTCCTTAATTCTATGGATTAATAACCAAAAGTACCTAGTTTACCAGAAGCGGCGAGTTTAAGTACTTCAGCTTGTGACATTTCTGAAATCTTCTTTGATTTGCTTGTATCAGAAACGCCAGCGGGGTTTTGTTTGCCCATTCCAGAGTTTGTTTTAGCGCGGAATAGGAATTCATTATCTTGATCTTGTGAGTATGATTTTACGAAGTCAGTGATGGAAACCCCAGAGGAGTGTGTCCACTTTCCGGTTTCATCCTTGACAAGTTGATCAACAATGTCTTTTCGAGCCAGTTCAAGGCTACGATCATTCTTAAAGTCTAAGCCTGACAGAGCAGACGTCAAAACCTGATCTCGTTTCAGAGAGGTATTTTCTGTTTCAAGCAAGCGCAGTTTTGCTTCGGCCTCAGCCACTTTCATTTCTGCGAGTTCTTGAACCTTACCTTCTTCCTCAAGCTTCTTCATCTTAGCGTCTTTTTGAGACTGTTCAAGGTCGGCTTTCTCCTTTTCAGCAGCAGCCAGCTTGTCAGCCATTTTGTCCATGTTGGACTTCATCTTAGCAAGCTTTGCATCAGCGAGGCGTTCAATCTTTTGTTCCAAGGTTTCTTCTTCATCGGGTTCGGTAGACTTTCCAGCCGCCTCTGCCGTAGAAAGTTCTTCCTTAGCTTCTTCAAGGTTGTTTTCCAGTTCTAGCTTTTCATCTGCGTCTTCTGTTGCAGAAATCTTAGCTTCAAGGTCGCTGACCTTCTTTTTTAGTTCTTCAATACTCATTAGTTTCTCCTTAAGCACAGCTTAATGTTTTTTGATAAAGGGATACAATCCCGGTTGTTAGTTAAGAGGTCCTGACTATTACAAATAGTTTTCCTTTATTTTCATTGCCCTAAGGCCCGATTCCGTACCAGTCTTCTCCTTCTAGGATAGGGGCAAGTATGTCTTTTCGTGTAATTGCGTCAGGGGGGTCGATAAGTCCTAACGTCCGAGCCTCAGTAAGAAGCTCGTTATAAGTTGTTCTAGAAAGACCAGCGTCACGCATTGCAGCAAGGGTCTTTCTGATAGTGTCGCCTCCGAGAGCATCTGCATAGATGGTCCTCAAGGCTGTTCTCGCATCATCTGCATGAGCGATGTTAGTAAAGAAAGCATCGTGGATTGTTCCTGTCCCAATGTTGTTTGCTCTTCCCCACAGGTGAAAACGTCTGACAATTACAGCGTCATTACTGTGATTGCCGTTAACACCAAGGCCGATACTAGCATCTGCTAGAGAGCCTTTACCGAGTAAGTTACCATCAGGTGCCGACATTTCATAAATGTTGTTTACCATACGGCCCGTTACAGGGTCACGGAAAGAGATTCTTTCTTGTAGTTTAGGGCGATACCTTTGCATCATGGTCTTTCCATCGAAAGTAACCCACGGGATATCAACCTTTTCTGTTTCACTGACGTACTTTCTTGCGACTTTCTTCCAGAAAGAAATGAACGTTTCTGTCACGGGCGCTCTTTGAGCTAGGTTAGAAGACATAATACGAGACACAGCCTCGAAGTCTTTTGGTCCTACAATTCCACGTCTTGCGTTCATCATACTCTGTACAAAGTCACCTACGTCTGGGTGAATGTCCATAGCCTCCGTTAGTAGGTGTCTACCTACGGGGGCACTATTGTTTACTAACTCAATGAGTTCCTTACGGAACGCAGTCAAGTCATCTACTGTTCTTGTAGCGCCTAAGCGCGTAGCAAGTTTGATTTGGTTGTCAATTAAGCGAGTGTTGTCGTTAAGTGTAGCCTTAGTGATTGTAAGGAAACCCTTCTCGTCAAGAAGCTTGGATAGTTTGTTAGCCACGTTTGCTGTCTTGGTTGCTTCACCAGCACCATAGAAGGTAACCATGTTCTGGGCTTTAGCAGCCTTAGCAAGGTCTTCCCAATCGAGGCCGGAGTTACGAAGAGCAGCAATCTTTAGAAACTCAGGGTCGTTGATAGTGTCCTGAGCAACGAGGTCATAGAGTCTGTTCTTTTGGCGTGTAGCAAGGACGTTAGAAACGTTAGCAATAGCGCGGTCCCCTGTAGACAGGGCGATAATTTGAGCACCACTAGAGGAAGCGTCATTCTCAATCATTAGGCGAGTCTTAAACCCTGCGAGTTTAGCAAGGTCAGAGTAGTCTCCACCCATGAAATCATCTAGGCGTTTCAATTCTAAAGCCATACGAGCAAGCTTTGCTACTTCAGCACCTTCGAGTTCTCTCACTAAAGGGTGTTCAAGAAACTCACGGATGCGTCTGTCTCTTTGGGTCTTTGCTTGAAGCAGACCACCAAGTTCAAGTAACTGTTTACGCTTACGATTAAAGGTGTCAATCCGCCCAGCCTGAGAAAGAATCTCTGTACCTGAGCCAATAAGGGCACCAATCTGAATACGTAGTTCACGGTAAGCCTTAGCGTTCATAGCCACGGCTCTTCCAGAGTTGAGGAAGGGACGCACTAGCTCACCGCCTGTAGGAGTAAGGTAGCCACGGTGATAAACCCGACCACGGGAGTCAATAAAGACCTGTGTACGGAAGTTAGCACTGCGCTGTCTATGGTACTTAGCCGTAGCCATCATACCGTAACCTTGCTCTCCACGTTGTAGAATCTCATGCCGAAACTCATTGATACTGTCATAGTACTTAGAGTTACCACGAGGGTCTCGGAACCTAACAAGGTCATCCATGAAGTCAAAGAACTCGTTATCAACAGAGTACTCAACATCCATTACGTGGTTCATCATCTGAGCCATTTCGCGGTCAATTTGCTTAGGGTCATAGTCAGCAAACTTGCTGGAAGAAATAATAGGGATTCCACTGTCATTACCCCTAGCATCAAAGAAGGTTTTCTTACCTGCCTTGACATAAAGACGATCGCGCTCACTGACAACGCCTAAACGACGAGCAATGACAGTCCTACGTTCTGCTTCCTGTAGCTTCAAAAGGGTCTTGTCTATCACCTGAACCTCACGGCTCACAGTATCACCCCAACCACCTGAAGCGCGGCCTGTGTCCACATCATAGACACCTCGACGGGTCTTACCACGGAAGTTGATACGGATCATTCCTTGCTCACGCATGTACTCTAGGATTTTAGAACCTTCAGCGTGGTAGTCCTTTAAAGTATGTGTCATACCCGGAACTAGGTCACCAATATCCTCTGCTAGTTTCTTACCAATACCGATAGCGAGACTATCATAGTCTGTTGATTGGCCTGAAGCGACTAACTTGAAAATCTTTGTAAGGGAGTTAAGGGCTTCTTCATCCATGATCTTGGAAGTAGGCTTCTTATCAAACTGTAGGAACTCATAGTCCAGAATCTTACGTTGAGCCTCTCTTAGCTTGGCAAACTGTTTAGTCCACCAACGGTCTGTAGGGTCTCGATTAAAGAGTTTCTTGAAAGCAAGGTACTCTTTCCGTAAAGGAATGATCTTGTTTAAGAGGTCCTCCTTGAACTTCTTTATCTGCTTTTCCGTTGTAAGGAAGCGGTTAAAGTAGGTTCTCAGAGGAGCACGTCCTTTGAAGTAGACACCTCTTGCAAGACTAGCACCTTGTGTACGCCGCCAAGCGTCAATGAAGCGTTGGTCAGCAAGTTGGCCCTTTGTAAGGTCCTCAAGGTTGTAGTACTTACCTAAGATTTGCACCTGTGGGGTGTCCTTAGAAAGGTAGCTGACAAACATTTTGGAGCGTTCTCGTGAACGGGTGTCAAGTAGACGTGATACGTTCTGAACAGCAAACCTGTTCTCAGCACGGACTACAGCAGAAAAGTCACCCCAAGGCTCCTTGTTATTGTTATACCGTTGGAAGACGACTCTCAAGTTTTCTATTGCAACTGTTTGTTGATTAACAGAAACCTTGTCGTCAAGAGCAGCTACGGTGCTTTCAATGAAGTTCTTTTGATCTGGTGTAAGGTCCTTTGAGTTACGCATAAAGTCAATACGCTCTTGGTACAGGTTAAAATCGGGGTCATAAAGATTGTTGTTCCTAATCTCTCCGGTCAAAGGATCGGAGGAGAAGTTACGTTCATCAAACTGATTGCCCACGCGTCTACGAGAGGCCTGTTTACCCACCAAGGACGTACCTTTGAAGTCTGTCAAGGCATAGGTCGAAGTGAAGTTATCAGCATCATCAATAAAGAGGTTGCGTAAACTCGCTTTATGGGCAGGGTTATTAATAAGGGTAGAAGGTCTTTGGGCAGGAATGTCAATAGAAGACACCACGTTTCTCTGACGAGGGTGGAATACAGCGGTGGCAGCTGCGGCTCTGCGGCGGAGTGCCTGAATACTCAGGGCCTTGCCAACAGGAGAAATGAATTCTTCTGCTTTAAGCTTTCCTTGTCGAAACATTGAAACAGCGTCTTCACTGCCAAGGAGTTTCTCTTGGATGTCTGAGGTCTGACGTCGTAGCCAGTTCCCAAAGTTCATGATTTGAGCGGGCTTTCCGTTGAAAAGACCTTCGTCAAGCTTAGCTACCTCTTTCCTTTTAAGACGAGCCGACTCCGTTTCAGCTAACTGTTCCTTAGACTTAAGGACAGGAACCATAGAAGAACGACAGTTCCAGTGCAGCGGAGGCCGATAGGACATGTCGTCAATCTTGTAGACTTTACCGTTGTGGAAGCTACAGATTGCACTAGTTCTTGAGTCGAGAATAGCAGTGAACATGTAACCATCGAGAATGTCGGCGTTGTTCTCCATGACCTTGTTTAAGGCTGCTGTCTGGGTAGAGGTAATAGAAGTACGTGTCAGGGTCTTAGCCTGAATTTCTGTTAGACGGGTAGTCTTCAAGACGTTGTTGATGATCTTTTGTTGAGAAAGACCTTCAGCTAGTCCGAGACTGACCTTTGTTTGAATTCTTACGAGTTCTCCGGAAGAAATGTTTGATAAGTTCCGAGAGAGGGTTGAAGGGCCTTTGATGCTAGGTCCTGTAATTTCTGCAAGGAGTTCTTTAGTCCTTGGTCGTTGAACCCTATAGAAGCGTGTAACTTCTTTATGAAGGTTGTCAGAATGAAAGTCTAACTGTGAGGTGGAAAAC